CATAGTCCTTCGGCTTATACGGCAACGGAGGCTGTTCTTTGTAGGGAATGCCCTTGAGCCATGCTGCTGTGCTTTGAAGCTCATTAGCAAAGGCTTCTTCGTCAAGCTTCTTCGCGTTGAAGACGTTGGCAGTGCTGTTGTCCTTCAAATAGGCTTCAGCAGCAGCGTAGTCTTCGTCGCTGAAAGCTTTGTTGGGGAAGTTGTATTTAGGCTCTGGCGCTGCCAACATCTCATCAGTCTGTGCAGCAACATTGCTTTCCTTAGCCATGCGCTCAGACAACGACAGCACAACAGGCTCGTCAGCAACAGCCTCTACAGGCTCGTCAGCAAGCGTTGACGTAGGTGGGCTAGGCTCTGCTGCTTTCACAGCCTTAGAAGCCTTTTTAGGGGCTACCAGAGCCTTCTTAACTGGTGCTGCCGGTGCAGCTTCCTCTGCCATCTGCTCTGACAGAGACAACACCACCTTCGGTGCAGCTTTTGTCAGAGCTTTGCTGGCTACTTTGCTGGTGAGTTTGTTGATTAAGCCCATGAGTGTTTCCCGAACAAGCTAGTCATCTGTTGTACCATGCCGCCTTTGGCGTATTTGGTAGGCCCAATAGCTAGGTCTTTATATTTTGGCAACAAGTCGTAAGCCTTGTCTTCTTCCATTGTTCTACCGTTGTGGTCGGCAGCATAAAGATCGTTGACCATTTTCTTCACCTTAGACGGCTCACGAAGATATTTTATACGGTTTAGTTTTTCTGGAAACTCCTGTGCAAATGTTGCTTCTGTTATTTTCTTAGCTTCTTCAACCGCTTTCCCGATGACGTTGTTAATCCTTTCTTGTTTTTGTCCACTTGTAAGAGATTGATATTGTGACGTTTTAATATCATCATTAACAAAGCCAATAGCGTATCTGTTCGTATTCTCAATGAACATACGATCAAATTCTTTTTCACCACTTGGTCGTCCATACACTTTATATAGATCAGTTCCGTACTTAATAATTTCTTTTTCAGCTTCAGTGCTATTTGGCACTGTACGGAAACCAACAAGTCGATTGAAGAATTCCCCTTCTCTGACCGTTGTCGGCTCTTCCTTGAATCGAATAATAGCGGGAGGCAAAGACTCTTTAACAACCGGCAGCTTCGCCTGTACACGCTGTGCAGCAAGTTCAGCCATGCGACCTCCACCTGTTTCGGCAGTTGTTACATTAGGATCACGGGCCGTCATTGCCTCGTCACCACGAATCAAATCGATAAGATCAAACACTTGTTTGGCGACAAACGGTTGACTGACACGGCCCACGAAGTCACCTGCCATTTTTCCAATGGTTTCTTGAGCAGATGCCAACTTCTCTTCACTGTTTACCAAATTAAACAGTCCTTCTATAAACGAATTACTGGCACCAGCAGGCATCTTAAATCCTGCAATCGTTTCTGAAATTTCTTTCCAGTTTGTAGGCGTTCCTTTCCCTATGCGAACACCAGCTTCTGCTACAGCCAAGACAGGCGCAATAGGAAATATCGCACGAACATCAACTGTTTCGTTACCACTACCAACCTTAATCTCATGAAATTTAATATCTTGGTTTCGTGAACGATAGTCAATTGCCCACAACAGTGCGGCAGTACCAATAACACCTTGAGCAACTTTCAGATTACCTTCGCGATTAACTTTTTCTGCAGCTTCTATGTTGCCTTCAGCAAGCAGTTTTTTTGCTTGAGACTTATATTGTGCTGCGCCAGTAAAACCGAGAGGACTGTACTTATACTGGAACGCAATAGCGTTAGTGATAAATCTAGCAAATGGAATAACTAACGTACTGCCCGGAATAGCCTCTGCACCCTTAACAAATTTCGCTCCCGCTGATTCAAACGCATCTTCAAAAGCAGAATATGATTTGATAAATTCATTTGGTGAATATGCAAAAGTGTCTTTGAAAGCATCATCAACTGCTCTCTTGAGAATAGAAGTTGGAACTTCTTTGTTTCCCGGAAGCACATCCTTATACAAATCTATACCAACACGATTGAGTTGTGATTCCAACGATGCGGTGAAAGAAGCACGACGACTCATGTTGTCCATAGCGCTGTTCAACGATTGTGCCCATCGCGCAATGCTGCTGATGTTTTGCATTTCAACATCTTGCGTAAGGTTAGTCATGCGACTAAGCAGCACCGGATTACTGCTTAGCACCCGTTCCATAACATCTTCTGCTAAACCGTTTCGGTAAAGATAAACACCTGTTCCAAAAGCGTCCTTGAAAGCATCTGAACTTGACTTCTTAAATGTTGCTATTTTTTGACCATCAGCAGCTTTCAAAGCAGCATTAACGGAATAATTAAAACCTTCCATAAGCTGTGCTGCTGATTTAACAGTTGCACCAATTGTGTTACCGTAGATATTGCGAGTAAGTGTATCAATACCGGAAGTAACAATGGCAAGCGTTTCGCGCTCAAGACGCTTAAATCCCCTTCCTGTTGCCGATACCCCTTTTCCTAACATATCAAAGAATCCTGTAGGAGCAGTATCACCTGCCTTAGCACCATAGAGTTCTTCAATGCGTTTATTGAATCCGGGATCAATCTCACGCGCACGTTTTTGCAATCGCGCAGCAACAGACAATACCTGCATATCACGGGCACCAGACGATACCGTTGCCTTTGTCATTGCAGCAAACTGTTCAGCATTCAGTCCAGCCTTGTTAAGCGCAGCCTCAAGCGCCACATCATCAATCTTATCAACCTGCGAGAAGGTGCGATAGATGGCATCACTGATCTGTTCTTTTGACGAATCCCAACCGAATCGAATAGGATCATCTTTCATTAACTGCAAAGCCGTCTTTACAGCAGATCGGCTAAACTCTTCCCGCACTTTCGGCTGCGTCAGCACTGTGCCGGGATCAATTTCATCCATCAACTCTTTGCCATAAGCCTTAACATATTCCGAATGAACAGTTTCAAAATCCTTGTTCAATGCATTAGCAATTTTTTGCTCAGTACCAGTTAGAGGAGCAGTAGGAGTAGCAGTGGTGATTTTACGATCAACAAGTTCTTTGCTAATAATTTCACCACGCTCTTTGATCGTCGGAGCTTTTGATGCTTTAGCAGATACCGCACCGCTGAGAACACTACCAAATACAAAAGCTGCACCCGCTTTCTCAAAGTCAAGCTCGGGCACTTTTTCGCCCATGATACGCGCCTGTTCGATATTAGCGCGTTGTTCAATCAGATTGGCTGCACTAGCAACAGTGCCTTCGACGCCCGCAGAAACACCAATTTCGGTACGCTTTGCCAAACGCCCAAGTGCTTCTTTTTCAGTCTTACGAGCTATCGGTTCTGTAGCGAGTGTCTTAACTCCTGAACGAACAACACCCGATGAAGCAGCCTTACCAAAGACACCACCGAAATAGTTAACTGGATCGGAAACTATTGCCAACGCAATATCGGCTGCTGCTTTCCATTGATTCGGAGCATCACCGGCTCGCTGATATAGATCGCGCCCATAAGCAATAGCGGTTTGCCGATCAACGCCAGCATTCTTCATTGCCATTAGTTCAGGAATAGTACCGAATACAGTATTGAATTCGGCAAAACGACGATTGCTGTAGAAGCGATTAACGAAGTCTTCTTTGCTTTCCTTCTGTGGATCATATACCGGCTGACCAACTGCCTTCATTAACGAGTTAGCCATGTTGAAGGTTTTAGGATCGTTAACGATTTGTTCGAACGGAATCTCCTGAGCCTTCTGTTCTGCCCTAATTTTCTCAACGTTTTGTTGTCGAGCTTTAGCTTGCGGAAAGACACCAAAGGCAGCGCCGCCAGCACCTTCAACCGGAGAAGCACCAGCAGGCGCTGCCAAACCTTCAGCGCTGTATGATTTACGAATACGATCAGCTTCTGCGCGAATTTCTTCGATGGTAGTCGGTGTTTTTTGTGTTGCTTTTTGTAGCGGAGAAAGTTCTAACTCCGCACTCATATCTCGACCCTTTGAGGGCGCAGTAGCCCCAAAGAGTTCGACACTCATATCTCTACCACTTGGAGCAGATGTAGTTCCAAAAAGCTCAGCGCTGAAGTCCCGTCCTTGCATTAGAGTTCTCTTTATTGAATGGTGTAACCTTTAGCTTTTGCAGCTTTAATAACTTCTTCTTCAGTTTTTCCTGTACTGAGAGCAGTGGTAGTAACGTCTGCCCTTGTCATAACCTTTGCGCCAGCACCCGGAGCAGCAGGCTTTGCCGGTGTCGGTGCAGCACGTGGCGCAGCGCCAACAGGCGCACCAATGCTGGCGAAGTCGTCAGCAGCCTCTGTAGGCGTCATAGGACGGGCAGGTCTTGCTGGCGCTGCTGTCACTGGCATCGCCCGCTCCGTTCTAGGGCCTGCTTCGACGGTAAGGTCTTTCGAAGGTTTAGTCGGCTCTATCACTTTGTCACCGTTAAACTTAAATCCAAAACCACCCAACGCACCTCTAGCTAGAGGATTTCTAACAGTGTTATCTTTATCAATATATCCAGATAGTTTGGCAGAATCAATTATACCTTTTCGCTCAACATACAAGATGTTTTCATTGACAACATCTGGTGGTAGTTGTCCACCATATTTTGCTTCCTTACCAACGATCTTGCCGGTTTCAGGGTCTTTGACATCAACCAACGTCCAATCTTTCTTTCTTCCAAATGTGCTTTCAACAGCGCTTCCGGCATGTCGCCTAAACAGATTGATGTAAGCTATTTCTTTTTGAGGCTCAAGCGGATTTGGCTCGTTATTTTCTTTGTACCTTCTCTTTTCTGCAGCATCGTTATCAAGATATTGTCGTGCTTCTTTAACTTGTGCATCAGTATAGTTTTGTGGAGCCCTTACAATCTGGTTATATTTTGCCATGCTCTTAGCATGATCGATTTGCGGTTTTGTAAGATTTTCCACAATAACAACAACGTCACGATACTTACGTGCAGCCTCATTAGCTTGTGGACTACCTTCACCAAATTGTTGCACAGCAGCCACCGCTGCTCCTTGAAGACGCTTGAGTTGCTTTTCGGGGTCTTCTGGCACCTTAGGCTCAACTTTCTCTGCAGCCTTACGCCAGCTATCAGCAGCAGCCTTAGCTTCTTTAGCTTCTTTACTTTCTTCACCGAATTTGACAATAGCTTCTGTTGCGTTTCGATCAAGAATAGCTTGACGCTGTTCGTTTGTTGACTTGTCTTCCTTCTTAAACACACCGAAGTTAACCGACGCAACAGGCTCTGGCATGCTTGGACGAAAACCAGATTCAGCACGTGCAACATCCTCCAGCGTCATTCCACGTGCTGCAGCGGTTTGCTCAAGCCTACGTTGCATCTGCCCAGCAGACGGAGACAGCCATGACCGACCTTGAGTATCCAACGCCTTTGCAGGCTCTACTTGCGTTTTAGAACGAACAGCATTGCTGATTAAGTCATCAACAGTGCCGGTCATCTGTGCAATTTTAGTTGTATTAGGAGTGATGATGTCTTTAGGAGAAAGATTGCGAATATTGTCTTCCGTTGACATCCTTGCTTTCTTCAAAGCCTCAAATGCAACGGGAGAAAACAAATATGCCTTCATCAACTCTGGGTCTTGTACACCATATCCAATGAGTTCACTCTTACGCTCACGAAGCTCTTTCTCAAGCGCAGCAGCTTCTTTGTCTTGCTGCATCTTCAGCACAGACGCACGCTCAAGACGTCCCTGCAAAGCAAGATTGGAAAACTTACGCTCTTCCTCAATGCGTTCGTAGACGCCTTCGGCAAGACCAGCGCCGAAACCAGCAAGACTGAATCCCATTACTTTTTCCTCCTAGCGACAATACCGCCAGTTTCTTCTTTGACTTCCTGCATCTCAGTGACAGTTTCTGCCATCACTTTTTCAATAGCATCAATCGGCATAGTTCTATTCGTCTCAATGTCGCTTGCCTGAATGACATATTTGACACCGTAGATTTCAGCAAGTGCAATGAGTAGTTCAACCAATATAGGCTTAACCAACATACCAGCATCAATAGTATGCATACCTTGCATAATACCGGTACGCATAATACCTTCAGCAATTGTCAGCAAAGGAACATTGCGCTTGATGACGTCGATAACATTACCAATTGTTTCTTCTTCAACTAGAAGATCAGAATAGTAATCAACGACTTCATCAATCGACGTATACTTAGGAGGTTGTTCCCAAGGAGCATTACCGGGTGCTCCCGTCAATGAGATACCCGGAATAGGTTGATGAAGAAAATCAGGAGACATTCTTTGCCTTCACTTTCTGTGCAGCTTTTCTAATGGTGGCGATGTAAGAAGCAACAGTGTCGATGTAGTCTTGATCTGCACTAGCAGCTTTCTCTTTTCGAGCCATGATGCCGTCCGACTTAGACGGCTTACGACTCATGCCACTAATGCGCTCTTCAACTTGCGCCATAAACTTTTTGTAATTTTGCATTGTTATTCCTTAACCGAATAGCCCACCGAGCCAACCAACAACCTTGTCTACTGCTTTTTCACCAGTAGAAGTGCCGAGGAATGCACCAATCAATTTACCATATGAGGCACTTGTGTTAGCGTCAATTTCTTCTCGTTTAACATCGGCTGTCAACAACGCTGTAGCCATAGACGCAGCCCTATCTTCTGCACGTTCATAGCTATCGTACACCATCTTCACTTGGTCGCGATATAGCTGCACTTCGTTATTATACTGAGCCATCGTCATGTTGTTCATGGCTTGTGCGTTAGCGAAGTTGGCAGCGTTGACAGCAGCAGTGTTGGCAGTGCTAACCTGTGCCAACAACTGAGCATTAGCTTGATCAATGACAGTGCGATTGGTTACATTAAATTGCTCACGCTGCGTCTTCATCTGCGAGTTAAACTGCTCCATCGCATTCTCTTGACCAGTATTAAACTGGTTAATTGCGTTGGTCTGTGCAGCGTTAAATTGAGATACTTGAGTGGTGAGCGATGCAGAAAACTGATCAGCCTGCTGCTTATTTGCAGCATTAAATTGCTTTGCCGCATTCTCAGCAGCAGCATCGGACAACGCAACCTGTGCAAGCTGTTGCGCCTTGAACAACGATGTCTTCTGCGTGTTGTCAAGATTTGCCATGTCCATTGCCAAAAAGGCTTGAGCATTCTGAACAGCAGCTTGTTGCTTTGCGTTCAGATTTGCCATGTCCATTGAGGCTGTGGTGGCAGCATTAGCAAGCACTACAGCCTGCTCATTGCTCATATCTTGCAGGTTAATCTGCTGGATAAATTGCGCGTTAGCTAGTGCGGTTTGCTGCTCTGCAGTGAAGTTTACTTGAGCAATTTCAGCAACACGTGCAGCATTAGTGATGTTCACTTGCTGCTTATTGCTGAGTTCTTGTCCTTTTAGTGCAGCCTCAATCTGTGCATTGGCAAGCGCTGTCTGTTGCTTGTTCGACAAGTTTGCAAGATCAACCTGCATTGCATTTGTCGTGTTCAACAAATTCACTTGTTGTTCAGCATTAAACTTCATGCCTCGTTCTTGCATAACGTTGCTAACATTGAACAAGGCAGTTTGCTGTTCATTTGACAGCACTTGTCCCTTTAGCGCAGCATTGGCATTAAACTCAGCAATGAAAGATTGTTGTTGTGCTGTCGCATCAAATTGTGCAGCCTCAAAGTTTTGAGTGCTTTGCAACACAGCCATCTGCTGTTCGTTACTAAGCTCTTGACCCTTGATAGCTGCCCTCACTTGCAAATTAGCCAACGAGGTTTGTTGACGAGCGTTTAGATTGGCAATGTCAATCTGAATGTTCTCAGCAGAACGTTGCAGGTTTGCTTGCTGACGATATGACAAATTGAGATTGTTAACTTCAGCATACTTTGCTGCATTGGTCAGCGCCACCGATGTTTTAACATCAAGGTTTTTCTGTTGCACAGCAGCAGCAATCTGAGCATTAGCAAGAACAACAGCCTGTTGGTTAGACAAGCTTTGTGATTGCAACGCAAACGCATTAGAGCTATTTTGCAACGCAGCTTGTTGACGAGCGTTCAGATTGGCAAGCTGAAGATTTTGAGAAGCAGCAGCATTTGCCAAAGCAACCTGTTGACGATTGTTTAGATTCGTCAATTGCATCTGTTCAAACACCTTAGCATCTGCAGCAGCAATGGGTGTAGCAGCCTCCATAGTCGCTTGAACAATGGCAGCACCTGCCATGCTACTACCACCAAGACCACGCGCTGCCATAGCGGCATTAGCCGCTCGCATAGCGCCAGCAGCCCATGCAGGAGTGCCATCGTTAAACTGCTGCATCAAAGACGTAAGCTGTCCCTGAATTGTCGAAGCAGATTCAACCCGTTCTGGCTCTGTCGAAGCTAACGCTTGGTCAAAATTAGCCTGCTGTGCAATGACAATAGCATGTTGATTAAGTTTGTCAGCTTCAGCCGCTATAGCCTTAATAGGCTCTGTAATCTGTAGATTCTGACGAGCAACATCTACAAGTTCTTTCTCAACAACATCGCGTTGTTGTGCTTCAAGAGTAGACGTAGCCGTGCTTTGCTCTGCAATGGCTTCAGGAATTTCACCAGCTTTTGCTGCTTCCCCCACCGTAGTAGGTGCCATCGTAGCAGCACCAGCAGTGCCAAGAGTGTAGTCGGTTGCAGCTTTTGCTTCTGGTGTAGAACCTGTCAGTTTTGCAACTTCTGCTATGAATTTTTCTTTTGTAGTTTGAGCACTAGCAGAAGACGGACCACCAACGTCAGCAACAGTGGCTGCTTTTGCCTGCATCTTATCAGTTACTTCCAGCGGCGTAACATCCGATACTTTTGCAGCATCCTTAGCGTCAACAGCCTTAGCTGTAGCACCCTCAGACAAAGTTCCTGTTTCAGCTTCCGCTGTAGAGCCGTCTGACAACGTGCCAGTTTCTCCCTTGAGCTTGGCCATTTGCGTTTCTACATCAGTCAATGCTGTGCTGGTTTCATATGTTTCGCCAGTGGGAACTTCGCCTGCTTCGGCTTGTTGAGCAGACTCTGCTTTTACTACGTTTCCTGTAGGAGCAACGCCAAGTTGATATTCAGGCCTCGTAGTATCAAGACTCAAATCTTGCGTAGCGGTTTGTTCCGCTGTCACTTGCTGCGTTGAACCAACAATCGGAACACCAGTGTCTGTATATGCCGTAGCAGGATTTGTTTTTGGTGTAACAGCGCCCGCAGGCGCTGGTGTTGGTGTCAACGTAGAACGTGGTGTTGGCGCAGGCGTTGGCGCCAACGTAGGACGCAACGTAGGTGCAGGCGTAGGACGCGGCGTAGGTGCAGGCGTAGGACGCGGCGTAGGTGCAGGCGTAGGACGCGGCGTAGGTGCAGGCGTAGGACGCGGCGTAGGCGTCAACGTAGGACGCGCTGTTGGTGCTGGCGCTGGTGCAGCACTAAGATTTTGCGATTCAATCCATTGAATATCTGATTCAGGATATCCAAGATACCTTAGATGATCTGCAGTTACGTCCTGTGATTTTAGATATCTAATCCGGTCAATGGCACCAAGTGTGCCCCAATTGCTCGGCATATTAACACCAATTTCTGCAAATTGTTGTTGTACTGATGATGCAGGCGTTACATTTTTTGAAACAACTGGCGCTGGCGCTGGCGCAGGTGCTGCTGGCGCAGGTGCTGCTGGCGCTGGCGCAGGTGCTGCTGGCGCAGGTGCTGCTGGCGCAGGTGCTGCTGGCGCTGGCGCAGGTGCTTTACCAAGCCCTTTCGATTCCATCCACTTGATATCCGCATCAGAATAACCGATATACTCTAGATGTCGCCTATCTACGTTTTTCTGATTGAAATACTCAATCTTTTTTTCTGGTGAGCGATTATTCCAATCGCTTGGCATAGCAACACCAATTTGTGCAAATTGTTGTTCAACACTACCACCAGCAGCAAACTTCTTAACAATACCGCCCTTTGCCATATACTTATCAGCAACCATGCCATACTTCATAGCCAAAGCAGGAGAGCTTTGCAAAAACTCATCAAAGCCCTGCATAGGACCGTCATAGCCAAGCTTACGGGCTACAATTTCTTTTTGCTTTGCGGTGAATTTACTCATAGTTTTCTCGGTGAAACAAGGGCATCGTTAATATATGGCAAAAGAGTTTCATTATCTCTAAGTAGGGCCATTATACCACTGACAACACAATATACCTGACGCTCTGTTAACTCAAGTTGGAATATTTCATCAATGATGTGTAGAGATTCATGAAGTAGTGTATCAGCCTCTAATAGTTTTTGTTGTCCTGATTTAATTCCTATTGTGCAATTATCAAAATCTACTCCACCAATTTGTTCATTGTCGTAGTCTAGTTTTACGACATCGTATTCTCTACCAATGATCTTCAGCGAAGATGGAATATTCATATCATTAGTTGCGCTTCTGCTTGTCTACGTCTGGTAAGACCTGTCATTATTCTACCAGCGGCTTTATTCCATTTGACGATTTCTTCACGTGCACCATTCCAGTCTTTAGCATCAACACGCTTCTTAAGAGTGGAGATGCGATAGTTTCCGAGTCCGCAGTTATACGCGAAAGAAATAATTGCAGCAAGACGTCTCGGAGACTCTTGCATTAGCGTTGGAGACATTGTCAATACCCCAGCACAGAAGTGTAACAAATGATTGTCTAGAGACTCTTCAGCTTGCTGCTGTGTCCACACAGTGTCATGCTTCACTTCAGGGCCTGTGCTGCCCCATCCTATCGTCCAAGGCTGTGCGCCTGTGCCGGGATCGGGATATGCATGACAATCTCCATTGGGAAGACGTCTAGCATACCCTTCAAATGGTTTGCATAAAACTTCTTTGGCAATGCGGATAGCTTCTGCTGTCACTGCCGATAACGCTCAATTGCCCTACCCACAAACCAGAATGTCAAAATCATGTTGAGCATGCCAAAGTCTTCAACAGTCCAATGTTTTGTAGCAATATCATACCACGTTGCATTTGTATCGATAGCATAACTAATTATAATAATCTTAAATGCTACATACAAGCCAAACAGGGTATATGTAATAACTGGTCGCACCAATGCAGATAATGCAGCAACCCATTTGTATGAGGCAGTAGCGGTGGCAGATTGTTCTTTGAATGCTTCTTGAATTGCTTCAAGTTGATTTACGCTGTGATCAACATACTTGTCTTCAAGACGAAATTGACCTCTGACTTTTTCCAAATCAGTTTGCAGCGTAAACATCGCAAGCTCATGTTTGCGATCATTAGCTTTATCAAAAAACTTGATAATCTCTGGAGCAAGCCGAAATAGCCCGCCCAAGAGAGAACCAAATATACCACCGCTTACTATTTCAATCATTTCAGTCGTTCAAACCCGCAAGCTGCGGCTCTTCAGCGCCCTGTGGAGCAGGCACCTGTGGAGCAGCCTGTTTCTGAATCTCCTGCACCAACGGGAAAACTTCAGCGTATGGGCGTGTGCCCAAATACTGCAGGATGCCGTTGACGAGGCCGAGGGTCAGGGTGATTTTGGTGTCGTTCATTTGTCTTCTGCCTTTCGGGCTTGTTCCTCCAGAGGGTTGTTTCGATAGCCGTAGCGGAGGGTGAACCACAGATAACGAACATAAAAGTTAAACACACCAAGCTCGTCTATTTGCTTAGCGTGTTCTTGTTCATGCCGTACTAGTCTAGCATCTTGCAAGCGCTCGGGCAAGATGTAGATGCCCCACGGGAGGGTAACTCCCGCGAAGCCCGTGCGACGAAGGGTCCAGCCAATCAGGCCGTTTGCGGGGCGGACGACGACCATGGCAGCGGCAATTGCACAACGGGCGGGTTGATCTGGTTGTCGATCAGCGACTGCACCGCAGCTTCAGTTGCGTCCTTGTTCACGCCGTTGTCCCAGCACCAGCCCAGCACCATGTCTTGGGTGAGGTCTGGATAGGGCGTGAAGGCGCCCTCGGGCGCGGGAAATGAACAGGTGCCATACACCGTAGCGGCGTAGTCGCCGTCAGCGCCGTTGCAGCGCCAGCCAGCAGTGACAACTACGTCGGTGTTGTCGCCCTCAGTGGGCTTGCACTGCATCCATTCGATGATCCAAGTGAAGGTAGTCATGGTTTTTCCTTTCAGGGGTTAGGCTTCAAGCGCCGCGACACGGGTTTCCAGTTGTTCGATACGGGCCATTGCTTCTTGCAGGGCTTTAACTGCCTTCATGTAAAGCACAGAGTACTTGACCGACTTGGTGGTAGTGCCGAGGTCGTTACCCTCCTCATCGCGGTCGGCAGTTTCTTCAACAAGTCCCGGAGAAACGGCTTCTGCTTCTTGAGCGACAAGACCAATCTGCAACGCAGCATCCGGGTTACGCTTGAAACGGTACTTTCGTACACGAAGCGCCTTGATGTCGTCCCATTGCGATGCTGCGTCAACAACGTCTTGCTTCAGTTTGATGTCTGAAATTGAACCATAAGAATTGTTTGTATTTTTAACATCGCCATCCGCATCAACGGTAAATTGCAAGCCAGAACCCGAAATACTTCCTACAAAATGATACGCCCCCGCGTTTGCTCCTGCGGGCAATTGCGAATATACGTTATTAACATTCGCGCCTGTATTTGTACTATTTACAAGTATTGTTAAATCATTTTTATCACTAGTGAATTCATAACGATCATTGGTGCTGCTGCTATACGTTCCTGTATTACTTGCCTTAAAGAACCCCCCGCTCGTGATGCGGGCGCGTTCGGTGCCGGTGTCAGTTGGATCATTTCCAGAAATCCCGGTCCGAAACGTAATCCCTGCCGTATCAGTTGCAAGACAAAGACCGTCTGCATCTGCTGACATATACCCAGATGCAACTCCTGTTGCGGTGTACTTAATAGCACCGCCCGTCGCGCCATCTGCCGCTTCTGCCTGTATTTTGCAAGAAGGAGACGTTTGCCCCACCCCCAAATTCCCACTCGCATCCAGCGTCATCGCCTGCGTGAAGCCGATCGCGTTGCCAGCGGTGCCGGAGGGGGCGGTGTACCAAGCGTGAGTGTTATTATCAATCCGGTACTGACCCGCCGACCTCGTTTCTACATATTTCCATCCTGTCCCATCGTTGTTTGCGTTTGCCGAAAGATAGGATGTAGCAAAAGCATCAAACGAAACAGAGCCACCGCCCAAAGACTGTAGCGCTCTCCAGTTGCCCCCCCAAGCACTCGGCGTCACCCCCAAGCCGAGGTTGCCGGAGGAGTCGAGGAACAACTGGTTTGTGCCGCTTCCCGCTGTCTGAATTGCAAACGAAGACCCGCCAAACAGTGTGGCAAGAGTCGTAGTGGCGCTAGTCGTATTTAGCGTGAAGCCAAAAGAACCACTAACGTCATTTTGTCGATATGAATTTCCAACAACATGGAGCTTCGCAGAAGGCGAACTCGTCCCAATCCCCAGCCCGGTGCTGGTGAGGCGCATTTGTTCGGTGCCGTTTGTTCCGTCAGTTGCCCCAGTGCGAAATGCTGTAAATCCGCGAGTGCTTAAACGCAATTCAGACGATGAGTCACCATAGTTGCCAACAGCAAACGCACCAGAAGAAACATCAGACAAAATGTCGCCAGCGGGAATTAACAACGCCGCAGCGCCAGCCGATACCCCGCCAATGGTCAATCGAGAGCCGTTGTACGTCAGCGCACTCCCCGTGGTTAGCGCACTTGTGCTGGAGGCATACACCACCCCACCGGAAGTGAACGAAGTCAGCCCCGTGCCGCCGTTCGTCGTTGCAAGCGTGCCCGTAACGCCCGTCGAGAGAGGCAGACCGGTAGCGTTGGTCAGCGTGACCGAGGTTGGAGTGCCAAGGATCGGCGTCACCAGCGTTGGGGAGGTGGCGAAGACCGCAGAGCCTGTTCCTGTCTCGTCTGTCAAAGCACCAGCCAGATTGGCAGAGCTAAATGAACCCAAAGAGGTAGCATTGCCTACACTTGTGACTGCGCCAGTCAGGTTTGCATTGGTTGTTACGTTACCCGCAGTCAAACCTGCAGCAGTGCCGGTGATGTTTGTGCCGACCAGAGCAGATGGCGTACCCAGCGCAGGCGTCACCAGCGTCGGGCTGGTAGACATCACCACATTGCCCGTGCCCGTGATGGCGTTGGACACCAAGTTCTTTGAGGCGTCAGTAAACACCGCCTGCGAGGCCGTCAGCGCCGACAACACAGGTGCTGCCGAGAATGAAGCCACGCCTGTGGAGTCAGCCAGCGTAATTGACGCAGTGCCGTCCTTGGCTTTGACGTTGCTTACCTCGATGTTGGTGGTGTCAACAGTGGTAGCATTGACGGTGGTGATGTTACCTGTCGTAGCCCCAACAGTGGTGAACGTACCTGCACCAGCGCTAGCACCGCCAATAGTGACACCATCAATAGTGCCTGCATTGATGTCAGCAGTGTCGGCAACAAGGCTGTCAATGTTGGCTGTGCCGTCAATGTACAGGTCTTTGTACTCCAGCGCAGAGCTACCCAAGTCAACAGTGTTATCCGTCTTAGGCGTCAACGCTGTAGCGCTTGCTACAACATCCTGTGTAGGCCCAATCTTCGTAATGGCAGCACCTTCAGCAGAAGTGCCGTCATGAGTATGCCCTGTCGTTGCATTAAATGCTGCTTCAATAGCGTTATATTCATTGTCAAAGTCTGAAGCATTGATGACGTTTCCGTCAGCAATGTTGTTTGTTGTGTCTTGCCTAATGTAGCCAGCCATGTACTTTTCCTTTAGCGCCTATCGTGAGATGCGTATTCAATTGTAACAGCGTCAAAGCTGTATGGAGGATCATTGCTATTGCTCTCAAACTGCAACGAAACTGAGAAACCACTCCCAACTATTTGAGAATCAAACACTCTCAATAGTTTCTCACCAAAAACAACGGCGCCATAATTAGCCAACGCATTTCCAAAAATACCAACATTACTGGTAGCGTTAGAAAGCGTAATAGCGTCCGGTTGTACACTACCTTTGTCATCGAAGTCAAGCTTCACGCTCAAGGTAATGGTTACACTTCCTTGAGGGTCTAAGTATGTGTAAAGCTTATACAAAGTCTTTCTAATTCGCGGATCGCTGATGGGCAAATAAGGAGTGTAGAAAGAAGCTTTGATGTTGACTCCATCAAAAGTGTTTCCTTCTTCAAGCTTATAAACATATCCATCATTATTAGCAAAAATAATTAATTCTTCGCGTTCATGATAATCACTGTCTGATGTATAAGCTTTAATTCCTCTAAGCTCTGCCCATTCCACTCTATCAGAAAACTGTGTTCCCAATATTCCCTTAGCACTATCGGAAGTGATATTAGCGGAATATCCAAACAATCGATATTGACTTTTAGATTTGATAGTGACAGAAGAAAAGGAGGTGCTGCTTCTAATAAGCTGTGTCAGTTCTGTCTGTATCCGATTAGATACAGAAGCCAAACCGAAGTCGCCAATACGATCTGTGGCAGACAACAATCGCAAGCCATCAGGCCCCAAGAACATAACATCCCCACCAACTTCTTTGATGGTGTCAGGAGATACACATCCAATCTTTTCTGTAATTGGCTGCAGTTGATAGTCTGCAATGGTGGACCCAGTGATACGCTTAATAGCCTGTTCGCAGAAAATAATGAGTTGTTCTCTAAAGACAACGAGTCCTGTTATGTTTCCACCAACATTAATTACACCACCACCACTAGCAGCGCTAAAGTCTGTATCAGAAAACGGAGAAGAAAAGTAAACAGCATCTCCCTTAGCAAAGAACAAACTATTCTTAAACCAAGCTACATATTCAGCACCTTCAATATCAAGCAATGATGTGAGCTTCTTAAAGGTAGTGTTATCGTAAACAAAAGGAAAGCTAACACCATTAACACCAACGATTTTCTCAGTAGAACCAATGCGATAGCGTTCAAATCTAGCTTTGGTGCCTGTAGTGAATTTAGTGCTTCTAAAGGTGATGACAGCATTATCAGCAGGGCTGCTATTAAGCGCAGGCGATATTGCCAACGTAGCGCCACCAGCAGTGACAGTTGGCAATGCAGTGATGATGTATGTTAGATTGACACCAGCAATGGTGAAGGTGTCCCCAATTTGCGGCACTGATGTCAAACCATCGACAACCAGCGACGAGCCTGTTTGAGCACCACCATTTACTAATACAGTGCCATGTGAAGGAACATTTATTCGTGTATATCCGCTACCAGTGCTTTTATAAACATCACTGCTTCTTACAGCAACGACAGAGCCATCCCATGCTGCAACGCCTGTAATGAGACTATTGTTATTACTGAACGTAACAGCAGCGCCGTCAGCAGGACTAGACACCAAAGATGATGTCAGAGTGAGCGTCAACGACTGCAACGTGCTGTTATAGCTAACACCACCAGAAGCAATGGTGTAGGTGTTGGCACCAATGGTAATGGTGCTTCCTACAACAGGTGATGCTGTAACACCAGCAAGCAACAGCGTTGTTCCTGTTTGCCCGCCTCCTTGAACAACAGCATTTCCGTAATAAGGAACTACTGCTGTATCAAACTTCTGACATCCTAAAATACGCCTATACCCACCGTCAACAGATGGTTCATAGTTACGCAAAACACGGGCACTGCCGGGTTCTTGAATGCCCTGTTGAAGCGGCGATAGGCTTGTTACCAAGCCACCACGGAATTCAACAGGGTATGTTTGCCACCTATCCATTTATGATATTCTCGATCCGGTAACAATCATACTGCCTTGCGGGATATATGTTGAAGTGATGTACTCATACCTATTAATAAGGATGGTGCGCATTCTCTTCAAACCTTCTTCAAACTTGCCTTTAGCAATATTGGCAGCTTGTTCATTGCTTCTGAACATATAAGCATAATATTTGGCACCATCAAGAATGACATGCTTATATCGCTCAGGAATAAAAGGAACATCTGTAGGGTTTACAAGGTCTACAGGAATACGATAGTATTCATAGACAAGCTCGTAGTCTTCATTAGGAGGAGGCACAACAATATATTCTTCACTAGGAGCATGGCATACCTTTCTAGGTACATCAAGTCGGCTAGTATCTGTTGAATATTCAAGGTCTACATAGTGCTTCAGATAGTCGTCATACGTAATCACTTCCAGACGCACAGTATTGTTGCCAAACGTAGCGTCTTCTTTGATTCGAAAGCTATCAAAATCAATCTTGGCAGAATCTGCTGGGAAGGCATAGCGACTAACACCATCGGACAATACGTCTGTCTGCTCTACGTGATTGAAAGGCCAATCTTGACCAGTTTGATTGATGTCACGAAGAGCATTGTTGACAGCGTCCCTAGCATGAGCATAGAAGCCTTTAGAGGTGAGGAAATTAACAGAAGTAAGCTCCACCTCATTCAAAGAACGAAGCAGGGCATTGGTGATTTCTAGATAGTTGTATGCCATTATTGTTCCTTGATACGAAGCTTCACTGTACGCTCCGCAATGGAACCAGTGCTGTCTGTAATGCGACAATAGATTTTGTATTCAGTGTTATTAGTGCCGAGTCCCAAATTGATGGTAGCAACAGTGTTTGTGTTGGTGGCTGTTACATTTTGTAGCCCATTCACTACACTACCATTAGTGAAGGCTGTCTTGACACCAGAAGCATTATCAACAAACCATGATACACTAGAGATAGTGGCAGCGCCAAGCCAGCGTGACCAATCAACGCTGTAGTCCAACACTTCGTCTTTGTCTTTATTAGTCCATCTAAACGACATATTATGTTCCTATATCTACTGTACGTTCTTTGCTTGTTGTACCACGGCTTATATACACTTGTCTAATGTCTCTATCTATCACAACTGTTCGCGCTGTCGATTTTGGTTCAACATACAGCGTTCTTGGTTGAGCTTCAACATAAACATACCTAGCAATTGCAGGTGTCTTCGCTTCAACGTAAACAATTCTGTTTTTATCAAACGCATTAGCATCATACGAGAACACGGTTGTTGTTACAACAACGTTCCCATTGAAAGACGTTACGCTATTTCCTGTAACTGCAAATCTACAATCAAGAGAAAATGTCGGTGTTCCAACGGCTGCTGTTGCAGAAACACCGGATAGAACAACAAGTTCGTCTAGTCTAACATTCGCTTGATAGAATGT